GCATTTTAAAATTTCGTGGTTACATAACTATGAAGAATATGTAAACACGAATCGTTCGGGTGTAAAACCGAAAGGGAGTTTGGCCCCCCAATCCTCGGTTTGAATTATATTGCCAACGCCAACCATAACCTTTTAGGGCTAGTCGATTTTGGAAATCATCAAACGTCATAAGAAACGTATTTTATAGTTGGCATTGTCTTAAACAAGCCCTCAGCGCGCGTGTGCAGTGCGGACGCACGCTGAAGTAACTAACAACAAACCGCGAAAGTATGTTAGCTGTGTAATTTAAAGTAATTAAAAACTTTGTAAGGTTCGACCCTACTCGACTCAGTTTATAATGTCTTGAACCGGACATGACTATACATTTTTACAAAGTACCCTGGAACCCTAGTGCTTTCTGCATAGGGGGTATAGAAACAAAAACTCCGAAGTTAACATCATCAGAACCTCCTCTGAAAACCTGTGGTTGTGCGATTGTAGTCACACCAGGAATAAAGAAGGTCACTAGATTTTTGTCAGCAAAGGTAGTCTCTGCGGTACTAGTAGCTATATTGGGATTTACCATATTATCAAACGTAGCTCGCGAGTGATATCTGTTGTATTGTGGTACTGCGAATTCGGAAATGTAATTAGAACCATTGTTCATAATAGTTAATGGTTGTCCATTAAATCTATTCATAATATTGGTAGCTCCTCCATTTGCTGTAGCTGTAGCTGTCCATACCGCTGTACTAGTCGTAGCATCACCATGACTCAAATGAGCTAAGGTAGCTATTGAAGGATACTTATTAGATACCGAAGTATCAGTAAGCACCTTCAGACGTACTCCTCCACGTGATAAGGCATAAATACCTGTTAATGTAGAGAATAAATCACCAACTTGCAGAGGATAAGGATTAACTAAACCATTATAAAACACCGAAGCGTAAAACGGCCTGATAGTTAAAAACTTATCACCAGCAATTTCAGATATAGGAGTTAGACAGGCTGTTGATTTAAGTAACGATCGGAAAGATGAAACTTTCTCACCGATACAGGCAGCAGCATTTCTAGCTTTATCGTCCGTAGTAGCTGAACATCCAATAGTGGTATCTTCAATACGACACACATCCGCTGTTTTCATAGCTCCAGATTCTGGGGTTACGTTCATAGCGGGTGCATTAGTATTGAGACGTGGTATAGCGAATTCAATATCAGAACCTCCAGCTATCTCAACAAGCATTTTAACACTTGAGGACACACTAGAAGGAGCAGATAAGGGATTAACTACATACACGACCAATACACCAGTATTAGCACTACCGCTCTGAGTAGAACGATAGGGTGAGGACGAAATGTAAGGTACTGTAAAAGTAACTTCATTACACTCACGTATATCAACAATTTCTCGATGAGCATAAGGAGATAGAGCAAAACTCGTAGCAGCAGTACCAGTATTAAGGTCACTAGGATAGAATACAATAGCCAATCTTCCGCTATGAAACTCGGTTTTTACAAATTTAATCGTGTAAACCAAGCTTCCTCTCCACGTCATAAAGTAATCGGTAACAAAGCTTAAAGGTGAGTAATCGGTTACGATCACACCGCCTGTAACAACTCGATCAGATCTTCCAGCTAACGGTTCAGTATTTATAGAGAATAAAGCTGTTCCAGTAACATCTGTTGTTGACCAAGTTTCAGTTCTAAGCCAGGCAGGAATAGTAGCTACAAAAGAGAAATCCATTTCATCGACATCAGTCGAAGAAAAACCTGGTAACACATCAACAGCGTTGCGTGATACTAGGGATAAGGATTGACCTACATCAGAAACATCGGTATGATAAATTCCTGAAGCAGTTTCTCTAACTACCTTAACCTGAGCTGCCATATTACGAGGTTTTGACCAACCGAAAACAGAAGCTGCATTAGCTCCGATATCGGCTAACCAAGATAAACCTCCTGCATAAGCAGAAATCATAGGTACAGGTTTAAAAAGAGAAGCTGCATTAGAAACCTTAATCAGAGTGCTTTGAATAGGTCCTATCTTTTGAGATTCAGCTTCTTTCTCGCTCTTACTTTTACGCGCCATCATTCTTCCTGATTGAGGTACGGTGGCCGTAATCAACTCCACATCTTCAAAGTGAATAAATAGCATGAAAGGCGCCGTAGCACTACCAGTAGGTGAAACTAATGGAGAATAAGGGAAAAGCTGAGCAGTGCCCCAATTACCATAACCAACACCAGTGGTAACGGATCTGAGCGGATAGAAATTTTGCACAGAGTTAAATGGTATACGTATCGTTCCCTCAGTATCGCAAGCTAAATCTAACTCTATTCGAGGTAGTTGGGTTCGTGCGCGAAGGGTATTGATATGTGAGTTATATCTAAGTGCTCCAATAGTGGTATTCGTTGCAGCTCCACAAGAGGGAACATAACACAACATATAGCGTCCTTGTTGGAATCTATTCGCATTAATTGTTAAGCGTAATACCATAGTAGCTCGGAAACCCAGAAATCCATCTAATTTATTTTTATATACAGAGAGGGTTAAGGGATACCATGGTAAGTGCTGTAGAGCAAAAGTAGATACAGAGTCTGTAGAAGACAGAACTCCGCTCTGCAGCAGAACAGGTTTACTAAGAAAATCTTTAATAGATTGATTCATATCCATAGTGGATGATGAATGCAATAAAGTATCAATAGACTTAGGCATAGCCAACGAGGCGGATACAACATCCGCGTCCGTTGTGAAGTTAGTTGTCGAGGTCAAATCAGGACCTCGGTTTGCAGCATCATTTTGTGCAAACGTGTTGCTGTTAGAAGACGGGTCAGCTCCCGTATTATTATTATTTGTAGCAAGTGTATAATTTAAACACCCAGGAAACACTCAATTCCTGGGGTCGTACCTTGGTGATCTGGATTTTAGGAGGACTGCCCCAATCCATCCTGATCAGTAAGGCTAAATAGCCCAGATTTAAAACTCCAGCAGCAATGCGAATCTCTTATTGTCAAGGATTTTATATAAATCCGCAAGATCACACTGGAGAGCTTGCGTATAACGGTCGCCACCGTGTCGTCTAGACAAAAGAGGTGTTTTTAGGTACACCACCACCGGAACTTACGTAGTTCCAAACGTTACCATTTTAGGATTGGTTATCCTATAGTTTAACGACATATAAGGTCGGTGTTTCCTTAGTAGGTATACTCCATCGCCGTGACCGTGTTAAGACGATCACTAAAGCGTTGGCGTAAAGAACCAGGTGGATCTATGTCAGGATAACATGTCTCCCAGCCTTTCACAAGCTTGGGAGCCCATTCTTCGTAAACAGGTTGACCATGTAAGGCCAGTTCCTTGAGAGATTCCATCAGATTGGAGGCTGCGATATTATCACGGTCTCCTTTCTTCTTGGTCCAGAATGGTATTTCCAATACAACATCCAGTCGTAGCGGAGCAACATATCTGCCTAGATAGGCTTCTTCTCGGAAACCTCTCTTAAGAAATTCTATTTCAGAAAGTTTTCTAAACTTATGAATAGCCGTACCCTTTAACTCAGTTGTGTATTTCATACCCAACTCAGCCATAGGAGCAACAATAGAGAGCTCATTAAATGTCTCACGTACTGATGGATGAACGGTATAAGCGTTATCATCACCACAAACAATCAGATAAACTCTGTATCTAAAATCGGTTATAACAAGGCCTAATTTAATCCAACAACATCTAAAAAGAATGTGGTTATAAATACAATTAATGATAATAGTTAAGGGATGTCCACTCGGAAGAGATGAACACCATTCAACTACTGTTCCCTTTACAATGTGGCGCGAGTTTACAACTTCAAGCCACAAAATTCTACGTACCATCATATTAATAGGTCCATCATTGTACCATTTATTAATACCATCGAGAACAGCCCAATGGATATCAGGCTTTTCACTTCCGTCATATCCACTGAAATCACCAGCTCCAACATCACCCTCATCTTCATCAAATGTGGATAACATTTCTGCTACATGATGCCATTCCGTAGAATACGGATTAACACCAACAGCGCTTCCATTTTCTATACGTTGGTTCATATATTGCATTTGGAATGCTCCAAAATACTTTTTAAAAAGTACAAGATAATAGAAGGGGCAGGCTGAAAACATGCGGGTTTTACCCTCGGCACATTTTTCAAGTTCTCTCCGTTCATCCTTCAAGCAATCAGTAAAGAGCCATGTTGGACGAATACCTAAGCGGTAGGAATTCTCCACAGCACCTAATAGATTCTCAAACTCGAAGAAACGATCCTCGAATCCAGGACCTTCACGACCCTCTTCAAACAACCATTTCTTGTCATTACGCATACCGGGTACATTAAAAGGGTATCCAGCACTTGTAGAAGAAGCGATTCCCTTATACTCACCTTCCGAACCATTTAAGGCTTCCCGGTTAGTAAGTAAACGAGGTTCCACTCTTCCGTTAGGCAAGTCAGCTATCATACTGAAGTAATCATCAGCAGCTGTGTCTATAAGTGCTCTATCCAAAGCTATACCAGGGGTACAGTATTTAGAAAGAGCTAGCTCCCAAGGATCAATCAACTGTCCCTCACTTTCAAACGGTGAGAGTTGAGCAGTCCCAGTAGAAGCTCTCTTCCAAAAGCCATGCATCTTCGATTTAACGATATGCGAGTAACTAGGTGATAGTGGTGATTTGTTTAGCTTACCAATTGTATTGAATTGACCTTGCGAAACAATCACGTCTGAAGCATCCATATCCTGTATGGATAACTCAGAATCTACCTGATCTTCGAAAAGTTTCAGATCCTCTAAAAGATCCTCTTGACATACTACGCCAGAATAACCAACCCCCATACCACTATTACCAGCGATATGAAAGCCGAAGAATTTTCGCGCAGAACACGACGGATTGAGTACCCCGAAAGGAGCACCACAATCACCTTTACCAGTCATGGCTCTATACGTATAATGCTTGCGAACTGTATAATCTCCAAGTTCTTTTGAAGATACCTGCAGTTCCACATCACTCGCTTGAGCGACACCAGTAAAGAACTCTTTCTCATCACGATCAGTAAATGCCATTATAAATGGAATATTTCTGACTGTTTTGATGAAATCATCGCGAGTACAGAAATTCTTCACTCTGTTAACGCCGACTTGAATCTTCGTTCCAAGATCAACAAGCACAAGATCATTCTTAGCTAGTTCACCTTCACGGAAACCCATAAGAACATCGCGCACTTTCATAACGTATTCATGAGAGCGATGTTGCTTCGTAGATTTCTTTAAGACAACTTTAGCATCAAGATAAGTCTCGTCCTCGTCTATATGAACAAGCATTTGCTTAATGAAATGCATAGGCATACACACCACAGTTCCTTTGATAAGGAAGACGTAACCAGGTTTGTTAAAGGTCTCAGTACCAGTTCCGCTTTCCATGTGTAATTGATATACACTGGTAGACACAACTGATTTAAAGAGGTTAACCCCACTAGAATCTATACTATCAGAACCTTGCGGATCTACTTGACCCGTAAGTCTAGCTCGTACAGAACTCGACGAAGGATTCTTATACTTAGGTAGCTTTCGCGTACTTGTTTTCATCCTGTCTGAGAAACCAAAAGATTCACCCTCAGTTTCACCATCTTCTTCATTTACAGAAGTCCAACCCTTGTAAGTAAAATAACCTGCAAGAGCGGCTACACCAGCTAAAATATAGCCAGTATATGGACTTATCAAGTCCCACGCTTTACGGAGATAGCTATCGTTCCACCAATTGGTGAAACGAACCTTAAGTTCACTCATAAAAGCCTTGATTTTATCCAAGGCAGTAAAAGAGAAAGCTATTGGGGGCATGTCATAGACATACCTCTCAAACCGGGGTCGCGTCACTAGAATATGTCCAGCTGCCCAAGCATCCTTAAACGGAGTACCATAAATCCTAAGTAGATTATATAGTGTAAGAGGATAAGGGTGTTGAAACAATTCTCCCTTGTGTTCAAAGGTATTATCACACAATTCCTCAAGCATAGTCCAATTCTTGGCTTCAGTCTCGGGTTCCCACTCGGAAACCTCATTCATCATCCACTTCACGGCCATTTTAAGTCCAGGGGATAAACCTCCAAGGATATCATCTACCACATTTTTCTTCACGATATGTGGCGCTGACAAGTCTTTGGCCTGTTTAATAGCTTCATCCATAAGAGAATGATCATAAACGATTTCGGTTTGTTCTATCAGAGGTTCAAGATACTGGAGCCCATCATCTTTAGTAAAGAAGAGTCCTCCTTCAGCAATAGCTAAAGGATTACCAAATAAACCCTGAGGTTTAACATCATCCATTGTAAGATCATTTTCGTCTTTCGCTTCAGCGAACATAGCTTCATATCTTGCAGCCGTTGCTCCAAAAGCTCTAGCTTGCGCTAGATACTGGAGACGCTTCAGCTGATAAGCTTCCAATGTTTCTGCCACCACTTCATTAAAAGTGAGGGGGTTACCACCCATAAGTTCTTGTGTTATCTTATGGACACGATGGAATTCTTGCATATCAGGATTCAAAGTAGAGATAGTAGAAGTTCCAGGTTTATACTTCGTTTCGAGATCTTCCACAATCTGGGTTGGTAGTTTATTAACGTCAAACCGGCGATTATAGTAGTCTTTATTTCTTGATTCCTTCGTACAATACTTGCGTTTAGGACATACGATATATGTGAAATCCCATCTTCTCAGAAGAGCTTCATTCGATAATATAGATTCAAACTCTATTTTTCTCATATTCGTTGTAGCAAACATAAACTTAGACTTAAACACAGACGATCCCTTTTGAGTAAGTTCAGCCATGTTCAAAGACATTTCGAAACCAGAACCAGCACGCATAGCATTGGCAGCTTCACCGTCAGGATTACCGACAACATCACGTATCTGGCCAAAATCATCAAACATTGTGACCATTTTCTGGGGGGTAAAACCATCCCAGAACTTAGTCTCAAACATTCTATTAAAAACAAATGTCGAAGGATTGCTCTTAAAAGCAGTAAGTTCGTCATTATCTAATAGAGCAGCCAAAACTGCATAATTCAAATGTTCCATACAAATAGATTTACCAACTCCAGGTCCTCCTTTGAACATAACACCTACGGGTTCTTGTCTACTACCAGTCATGTTAAAACTGGAAGCTTCAAAGATTTTACGCAGAGCGCTAAGTTCTTTCAGAACCCCTCGAAGGGATTCAAGAGCACCATTGTTACCATTCACTCGAGGTAATTTTTGCAAAATCAACTCACCGCCCTTAATAAGAGCAACGAGTCGAGTATAGTGATCATCATCACGATAAAATTTTCCTTGACGCTCAAGTTCCTGCAAACCAGAAACCTCGTCAAGAAAATCGTTAACGATGCTTGAATTAGTGTGCAGAAAGTGCTCACTAGGCAGGTCAAAATAATTATTTCGGACCCAATTGTGAACATTCTCTATCACTTTCAATACACCAGCAGTTATCTCAGAGAGAGATGCTTTTACGCGAGTATAGCCACTAAGGCCCTTAAAAAGTTCCTGTGGACATTTCTTCCCCGCCATTCCCGAAGTTAAGGCAATGAGGACAGTTGTCGCAGCGCCTGTAACACCATCAATGCCGTCGTTATCAATTTGAGGTTCCACTTTGTTACTTGTGTCTTGAGGTGGAGCTCTTTCCTTTGAAACGGTTGCATAAAGGGTGTTTAGGTGGCCACTGAGACTTTTGTCTCCGAATACCGGAACAACCATCATAGTAAATCCGAAAACACAGTAGAAGATTAGTTGATCACGAGGGTCTCGCGACATACCATATCTTATGGCAGTTATGGTCGTAAAAATAACCATAAAGAAGTTGCGAGTTCGTGCATCAGTAACGATATCCCAAACTGTAGTTTTCATTTCAGCCATTCCGGACTTGATACCGTCCTTAAATGAATCAGGACTGATCTGTTCCAGTGCTTTTCTAACACTGGATAGTTCGTCAAGTGACTTGTTGATAGTTTCGGGTGCACCAGATGTCTTCAAGGATGCAGCTAGCGAATCAGCAATATACTTCATCGTATCGATGAGGTGTTCAGCAGTTTCACGAGTAGCAGGATCCAATTGGACATCTACTTTACCATTCCAGAGAGATTGAGGCTCTATGGAATCGGGGGTAGTTTTATCTCTTACCCCGGGAGGTTGATTGTATTTCCTATTTTTGTGGCTTGGTCGCTTTGGAGAGCGATGTTTGATTAGTTCGAGTAGTTTCTCAATTTTGAGAGTATTTGCGTCATAGTCGAAGTTATTATTAGTTGTAGCCATAGTTGAGGAAAAAGTTTGTTTAATACGTCACCGCGCCCGGGTTGTGGGTTCACTCAGCGGAAAATCAATTGGTAGTTGATTCTCCTTCCCAACTCCTAGTTTTCAATATGGGTTGCACCATAATGGATGTTTAATGTAATCCAGTTAATACAGGTTTTAAATAACCAGTTGTGTTCTTATAAGAAAGAACAATCAAAGAAACTCGCCTAAGCATATTTTATAAAGATTTTATATTTCGTCAAGAATAATTCAAATTCAGTACGACAAGGTTTTGCGGGAGGGGACCCGACTCGCATTAGAGGGCGTGTTACCACGCAGCTGATCTCAGACACTGGGCAAGTCCTAAATAAGTAAAATTATTGGGTTTTATATTGTTTTTGGTATTGAACGCTGACAGTTACCAAATGTCAGTTAATTTCAAGTTTTTCTATATTTTATCGTGTGTTTTTGGTCCGGAAGAATCCGGATTTTCTATATTTTACCCGTGTTTTTGTAAGTTCGTCAGTAGATACGATAATCATACGTCTATTAACGAATATTGAAGTTTTTATTTAAGTATTATATATACAAGATGTTTTATTATTAGTGAGTTTGTGCAAATTCCAATCAGAGATGTAGGGACTTGTTAAGTCCATAATGTCTAAGAGCCGCACCATCAATGTCAAATACAGGATCGTAAGATTTTCTGTAAAAGCCAAGATACGAATCAATCAATGCCAACTATTAAGAATGTCAAAGGTTGAAACAGTGAAGATCAAAGCCAAATGTACAAAATAGTATACCATATGAAAACCGGGGAAAACC